GCTTCTGGCCAAACCCATCACATTGCAAATTACACAGATAGAATCGAATCCAAGCGGTTGGGACACCAGTGTAGTGTCCCTCGCCTTGAATACTGTAAAAGATCTCGCTGTATACGTATTGTTTATCGCTCACGTATTATTCCTCTTTAGTTGGACGAACCATTGGTTGATTATAGATTGCAGAGTTAGCACCATGCTCTGCACATTCTACACTCTCAACCCAGCAACGTCCACCAGTCATTCGCTTCACTAAGTTGTTAGCATAGTTGTATGCATGGTAAGCGAACTTCTCAACGCCAACACCTTCCATAACAGTTATCTCTGCAAGACCCTTTTCCACTAGTATATCAAAATCACTAAGGTGAGGATCTTTTGCGTCCAGAACAACCTTATGATCAAACATTTCTTCCAGCCACGCCTTGAGAGGCTTCAAGCTGCCAAAGTCAACAACCCAGTTCTTGTTGTCCAGCTCATTGCATGCAAATATAAACTTAAATTGCAAGCTGTATCCGTGTAGGAATCGACAATGTGAGTGATCAGCATGAGGCTGACGGAAGCAAGCACTCAAGCCAAGATTATGTCCGTAAGTTTTAGTTGAATAGTATGCCATTAAACAATCTCCAATTTCTTAATACCAAGTGCCCAATTCTCTGCGGCGTCTTCAACATAACGCATTGACTTATTGGGAAATTCTTCTCTGTGGAAGACAAAGCCTACCTCATTGAAGTACTTAATATACAACGATTCATCCTTAGAGTCAAGGTGTATTTCAGCCCAACCTTTACCAGTATCGGGATAATATGTTGAAATCTTCTTACCCATGAACGTATTCTCCTGCCATTGGGAAGATTACCGTGATTGCCTCTGCAATTGCTCTAGCTACTTCCATGTGTTCCTTTTGCGTTCCGTTACCAGAGCGCAGCTCAATATAATGAATCCATGAACGAAGAGATCCCTTCATATACAACTTGGAGATTGTATTACCTTCCGGAAGAACAACTCTGGCTTGTTCTTTAGCAATACCATGAGCAATTGCCCAGTTGTATGCCATCTTAGCTTCGTGAATGATCTGTTGTTGCTTTGCATTCCAAGCCTTTTTCAACTCTTCATCGTTTGTTTCAATAGAATTCTGACGATTGGCTGGATCTTGCAGACGAGCTTCTCTCAGAACAAAGGTATCATCAAGATCGTTAGGATCCCCGTATCGCTGGCTGAACTCCTGAAAGACAAATGATCTGTGTCGGATGAGCTGACGCGCAATGTCTCGAGTGGTTTCAATTTCGATGGTTGCGTCTGCCATTTCGAGGGGTGACCAATGCTTCCATTCAATAAGTCTTCGGATGAGTCGCTCTGAGTTGTCGAGCTTGTATTGCCCAGCTGGGTTAGATACTTTGGTACAGTAGGCAATAAGCTCAAGTGCCGATTTAAACTCACCTCTTAACTCCTCAGTAGGTTGGGTGTAGCTAAACAGTCTAGCTTTCATTCTACTTCAGCCACTTCTTTCTTGTCACCACCCTGACGCTTCTTTACCCAAAGTTTACCATCAACTTTGGTCTTAACCATCTTGATAATTGGCTGACCATGCTTGTCAATTTTCTTTGTCACCTCTGGAAGAGCAATCACAACATTCTTACCCTTATTAAGAGCCTTGATCTGATTCAGCAAACGCTGGCCAGGATCAGTGTTCTTGGTGCTGATCGATGAGATCCGCTCACCTTTTGAGGTGTAGTGCTTGCCAGATGATTTGTTAGCCATAATATAGTTCTCCTTAAAATATGATATCTTTAAACTTGTCAGTTACTTGAGCAGTATGACCCTTGTCGATCACTGGACCGTCTTGTACTAGGTTTTCTTCTGCATCAGGAGCATCTTCCAGCTTCATTCGCGAACGGTCAACCTTAATCACGAATCGTTTGTGCTTATTTGGATCGTTGTAACGATTCTTCAATTGCTTAACAAGGATGTGACCCTGTTGAGCGAGCTCATCGTTTGAGATAAGTGCAAACATTAAGTCTGCTGTAGCGGGTAGTCCAAAAGACTCGGACGTATCTTCCAACCCAGGATCCGAGCTACCAAAACCAGCACGCGTCGTCTGCGTTGCAGACATGATCGGAAGGTTAAATTCGACTGCAAGACCACGCATCTCCTCTGCAATTGCTTTAATGTACGTATAAGAGTTAATTGCGCCTCATACCCTTCATCCGTGAGCTTGCACAGATATTTAGATAGTCAATGAAGATAATCTCAGGAACAAAGTTCTTCTTCAACTTTAGTTCGTTTAGCAATGCACGAAAGTGTGATACGTTCGCTTGACCAGTAGGATACTCTTTAATGATCAGCTTACCATTGGTCTTACTAGCAATATCGTTGACCTTAGTCATCATAATCGGCTTGGGCAGATACTCAAGCTGATCAAGAGGAATATTCAACAGATTAGCGTCGATACGTTCAGCAATACGCTCCTCTGCCATCTCCATCGTGATGTACAGAACATTACGTCCTTGGATCAGGGCATTAGCAGCACAATGGCACATAAACAGAGATTTACCAACCCCAGTGCCAGCGAGAGCAATATTAAGAGTCTTGTTAGGTAAGCCTCCCTTTGTAATCTTGTTAAAGTAATCAAGATCAAACGGAATGCGAGATTCCTGCTCGTGGTAGAAGTCATATCGCTGTTCAACGTTTTCGATATAGTCGTGCCCAATATTCGTGTCGAAAGAGACTGCAAGCGCTTTCTGGAGAATATCGGGGAGCGCATTTTTAGTAAGCTCTTTGTGCTTACCATCAATGATTTGAATTGATTCCATAATCGCATTATGCACCGCTCTATCTTGGCACCACTTCTCTGTAGTGTCCAATAGCCATTGTTGATTGATCTGTTCAGTTGAAAAGATACTTGGAAGGATCTCTAATGCATATGTATAATCGCCATTGTTGACCCTTTCGTTACCGTCAATCTCAATCTTGAACGACTCAAGCGTAGGCAGCTTGTTGTACTTGCCAACAAACCTCCCAACCTCTTTAAACAGTTCCCTATAAATTCCCTCAAAGTAATCTGGTCGTATAAATGGCAGAACCTTCCTCATATACTGATCGTTAGTCAGAATATTACGAAGGATGGTCTGCTCAAGGTTTATTGTCATTTATCGTTCCAAGCATTTCAAGTAAAAGACTATGAAGAATATTGCTGGCTACCTTTTGTAGCTCAACATTATTAGAGTTTACATCAGAATTGGGGCTGTAGTCAAGCGTAAAATCAAATTGAACCATCAAATCGTCATCATCGAATTTTACATTACCATAGTGAAAAACGCATTCAATAAAGTCACCTTTGAGGATTCGAACCTTCCAGTCGTTGTCTTCTGCTGGAATTAATTCATAATCAATGTTTTGTTTCCACTCTTCAGTTATTGGTGTCTTAGTCATCCGCTTCCTCCACGATTGAATCCATATCGACTAACGATGCGTGGCCGATTGTATATTGTTTCTTAACAAACTCTTTGAAGTCTGTCCCATTAAAAATTGGCTTCCAGAACTCTTCGGTCAGCGTGTCCTTTTCGCGATACTTCTGTCCATTAAGTTCACCAGACTTTTGGTCAACATGTTGATACCAACCATTTGACGGTTTAGCCACATAGTTACCAGCAAGAGCAACCTCAAGCAGACCAGACCAGCGTTGAACGCCACCCTCCCAGCTAACCGAGATAGGAATCTTTGACTTTTCTTTAACATAACGAGACTTCTCCACATTAATAATAAAATGATAGCCTTTGATCTCTGTGCCAACTTTATCTTGCTGACGACCAAGGATCCAGATGTTGTCTGCAGAGTAGTAGATCCCCGTACCACCACCAACAATGTCCTTAGGGAACAAGCCAATCTCTTTGTATGTGTGGTTAACAGCAATCAAAGGAATGTTCTTCATTGCGAGATAAGGAGTACACATACGGAACAGACCCTTGAGAGCCTTTGCACGAGACATATCTGCAACAGACTTCTCATTTAGAGTGTCTTCCATTTCTTTCTTAGATGCCATGTTACCAATAGAGTCAATCACAATGATAACTTCATCTTCACGAGTCAGCTCTTCAAGCTGGCCAATCATATCAAACTTCAACTCTTCTACGTTAGTAATAGGAGTATGAAGCACACGCGAGGTGTCAATGCCAAACTGCTCAAAGTACGACTGAGGCGAACCAAACTCAGAATCGTAGAACAGCATAACAGACTTAGGATGTGCTTTGAGATATGCACCAGCCATTAGCAAAGCAAACGACGTCTTGAAGTGCTTAGAAGGACCTGCAAGCACAAGCAATCCTGGCGAGAGGCCTCCGTCGATAGATCCCGATAGTGCTACGTTGACCATAGGAACGTCTGTGGGGGTCATCTCTTTATCGTTGAAGAACTTAGAATCAGACAAAACCTCAGTCTGTTTGATCTTAGAATTCTTCTTTAGTTTATCCATAATACTCATTTATGCCCTACGCTTTCTCGCTTGATATCGCTATGGTTAAATTCAGCCCAGTATAGCTCAAACGCAACACCAGATTCGAGACACTCAAACTGATG